TTTGTTTATAAAGTACGTCAAAGAGTTTCCGAGCGAATCTCGGATTGCAGTCTGACCACGTGGAGTATAGTTTTTCATGACGTCTTCAATCACTTCTTCAGATAACATCTTAATATTTAAAGACTCAAGTAAAGTTTCTTCTTCGTTATCAAACATTTTTACAGAAACAAAAATGTCAAAATCCTCCGTATTCTTTTTCATTTCTTCAATATTTGTTTTAAAACCACCAATTACATCTTGTATTTTTCCTGACATGGAACCGGACCGATCAAGAATCCCGTGAACGTATTGAGTTTTGGAAGACATTGTCGTGATGCGATTTGTGTATCGAAGCTCGCGGTTCTGACTCTGATCCGAACAGCCCTGAACAACTCTGATACAAACAACTCTGATACAAACAACTCTGATACAAACATCATGTAAAAAGTTTTTTTTCTATAAAGTTAAATGTGGTCATCTCAAAAAAAATTAAAAATACTGTACAGAAGTGCTTTTGATATTGAAAGAATTACAAATCGTATATCAAATATAGTTTCAAAAAGAACCGATATTCCTTTCTCAATAGAAAAATTACACAACTTTCACGACCTGTTGAAACAAAGATTACGTCTGCTTGTAATTTTTAGAAAATATCCGGACAGTTATAACTCAGTTTTGAATGGTACAGATTTACCAAAAGAAATGAACGAAGAGTTGCAAGTTTACTTGAAAGATAACGAAAACGGTATAAAAGAATATAGATTTTTGAGAGGAATACGGAAAAGAAAATCTACACCACAAAGATTTAAAGACCTGGAAAAATATTACAATGAAACCTTGACAAGCTTTAAATTATTTGAAAAAGATTACCACTTTATTTTAGATAATTTAGAATTATACAATCATATTTTGCATGAAAAAAAGACTAACAAAATGAGACAAGAAAGAGTCAAACGACATTCTTCAAAGAAATCGGATAAAGTAAGCGGAAATGAAGAAGATGGAGAAATAGAGAGTTTACAACGCACTCTTGAAGAATTGGGTATTGAAAATTGATATATAATTCCACACCAAAAAAAAAAAAAATGGATCAGTCAGGGTATTCTCTTTTGAACGATGATGTCCTTCAAAACCCAGACTTTTTGAATCTATTAAAGTTTGTAGAAAACGAACGTATAACAAAAGTAGTATACCCTCCACAAGAAGATGTTTATAACGCGTTTTGTATACCGATTCAAAATGTAAAAGTTTTAATTTTAGGACAAGATCCGTACCACGGAAAAGGACAGGCACATGGATACTCATTTTCAGTACGCAAAGGAGTTGCGTTACCTCCATCTCTTAAAAATATTTTCAAAGAAGCTAAAATTGAGTCTAGTCATGGAGATTTGACAACGTGGACAACGCAAGGTGTCATGCTCTTAAACACTGTTCTTACCGTAGAAGAAAACAAACCAAAGTCGCATAGTCGAAAAGGGTGGCAAATGTTGACAAGAAAAGTTTTAGAACTATTAATTGAACACAATGAGTGTCTTGTTGTTATGCTTTGGGGAAGAGACGCTCAAAACCAAGTATCCAACTTGAAATTCAAACCAACACAGCTTGTTTTAAAAGCTGCACACCCAAGTCCTCTGGGTGCGCATCATAACGCTCCAGTTCCTTTTATAGGATGTGGGCACTTTGAACAAGCAAATCAACATTTAGATCATAATTTAAAAGAAAAAATAGTTTGGAATAATATTTAGTGTTTTAATAAAATATTTGCAGTATTCAATAAAAATTTATTCATAAATATGCGTCCTGAGTCCGTATGATGAACTTTCGCTTTCTCGTACCACGAAAAATTATTTTACATACTGAATTTTTCACCGTCCAGTAGTGCAGAAACAAAATCTATGTTGTACACATTGTTACTCGGAATGTACGTGGTAACTCTATTACTTCTTATGGGTGCTCTCACAACTATGGGTGTTCTTTTATCAAATGATGAAAAACAGTTGTATTTAGCACGAATACGTGATATATAATGAGGAAAATTAACAGATCCCAACGTAAATATAATATCCGCATTTGACACAATCGTTCTTTTGCTCCAATACTTACACAATGATGCGATTTGATAGTCTTGTAAATTATGGATCCGCACGTTGAGGTTTTGTAATCTATATACAAACAACGTCCTTCCTTGATTTGGTGTTGTAGATCCATATCTCATACTCATATCCATCACGTTTGCATTGTAGTCCTTTTGCATGCACACTGTCTTTTTTCTTCTCATAAGTCCATGTGCTTTTCACTTCTATCATTTTATGTTTGGAGGGAATGTAAATGTCCACATAATAATGATGTCTTGTTTCGTCATCTTTCGTGTACCATATTTCAGGAACCTCTGTACGTGATGTGACGAGATCGTTACAAGCATACCCTTCTGGCACCAGATCGTCATAGGCAAAATTCTCATATCCTTGATATTGAACAATCGTTCCACACGGAAATGTGTATTGTTTCCATTGGAAACAACGTTTTCCATGTTTTTCTGCTATTTCTGCATTTTGCAATGGATGTGCAACTCCGTAGCGTTCCATATTTGTTGTTTGCATCTTTTGTTTTACCTCTTCAATTTACGAGGCATGTGCAACTCCATAGCGTTTCATATTTGTGTTTGCCATTTTTTGTCGTCTCTTGATTCTTTCACAATTTTTGCAAAACCCACCTCCTTTTTCGTCCATTTGTCGAAAAGATTTGCAAAACCGTGTACCGCAAGAACAAGTGCCTTGAATTTTTGTATCCCGATTTAATTTTTGAATGGGGGTTGTGACTGTGCACTTGTCCCTCGTCAACACGCGTTTCAAAAGTTCATAGTCATATTTTGTCATACTGATGTGTGTGTATGTGTATTTATTTGTGAAATTTGATTAATTAAATTTGATCCGAAAAAAGAGAAGCCCCGATATCGGGGATTCGCCAGCTAAGAGATAGCATATTTGTCATTTTAATTATAATTACAAATCAGTTTTACTTTAAAAATATTTAAAGATGAAACATGACAAAGACCAAAACCGAACTCGTAACGACCGTGAAAATTGACAAAGGTCTCCGCACAAATGGTTCTTGGTGTCATACAGCTTACAGTGATGGGTTTCTGACACTTTATGTCGTAAAAATTCCAGATACAGACAATGTTGCAAATGATGCTGTAAATGTAGAAAATGAATATTTAGTTTTTAACACAGGATACAGAAATACTCCATTTCGTATTAATTTAAATTGTGAAAGTAGCAAACCCGTACTCAATAACTATCCTGTATACGCGGGTGAAGAGACATGGGTAAATGCTTCGGTTCCCAACAGATATTGTGTGTATGGATTTTTTTCTAAAAATCCAACTGTATAGTTTAAAAAAAATATAGGATTATTTATATTTTTAAAGTTTGTTATTCAAGCGTCGAAAGTATTGGTTATGTCTCTTGAACATCTAACGACTTTACTTTTTGAAGCAATATTCGATCTAACCGGTTTACTCGATACGACGTTTCCCGATGCTGCAATGAACATGTATGTGGATTTGCATGAATAATTTCACGAACTTGATTGAGTATTCGTATACATCCATTTTTTACTCTGACTAAAATAGCGTCTACCGTGTCTTCCGTCAAGGTACAAGAATTGTCGTACAATTGACATCCAGAAAGTATACGCACCATAGAATTATGAGTCGATGAATCGTTTGCAAATTCTTCGAATGTCTTGGGTCGACTGTCAGGGATCCATCCTTTCACGGTTTTATTTTGAATAAAAAAGTTTTCTCCGTAAAAATTCCATTCTGAGCAATATCGATCTGTTTCGTTTCTTAAAGCAGTGACAATGTTGCACGATGTTGGTACTGCATATGCGCCATGCCATATTTCAGGAAAAGTGTATGTGTCTCGTATACCGATCCCTCCAGTTCGAGGTATGTGAAGGAAAATACCACCGGAAAACATTGTTTCTTTCTGTAACCGTGCACTTTTATATATTTTCGGAAAAAAAATATTGAACAAAGATATTGTGCGTAAAATGAAAAGCAAATTGAAAATATTTCGACACTGTATTTCAATCCTGCAGGTTAGTCTATGACGATTGATTTGTGTAGCAAATAATATTATGATAGATTATATGAAATTAAAACAAATGGGCTTGGGTTTGTCATAAAAATCTCACCGAACATTGACAACTCGATTAATATTGTGCATATAGGGGTCAGGCATGTTTGAAATAAATTTTCTACAATATTTTCTCTCTAAATATCATATGCAAGACTCCTTGTTGATTATCACCGACAACTTTGTTGTCAACGATCATCCCAGCCCATCTTGTTTTTATATTATATTTTTTAAATTTTCTAACAGCACCTCTATCAAACTCCAGTAGATACTTGTCTTGAGTACTTTTCAGTATCTCCAAAAGTTGGGCATTTTGTGTATACTTGGCATCCAATATTTCCAAAAAAATATTCTTGCACTGTTCTGCATTTATTTTTTTTTTAGAATTCTTGTGTCGAGTAGCGTACATTTTGGAAAGAATTCCCACCATATTTTTTTTAGACCAATACTTGTATTTTTTTTCCGATTCCTTCTGACTAAGTCCCAGATACTGAAAAGCTTCAACTGAAAGAGAACTCAAAATTCCACCACATTGAAATAATTTGACTGCATTTGGAAATAAATATGCCTGATATGCATGTTCTGAACAAGGAAAGTATGTTTCCATAAAAAAAACGGAAGTCTCATAAAAATTCGACAACTTACAGAATGGATATTTCGCACCACTCGAAAAAGAAATCACAGAGTCACCGTCGACGACCTTGTCGTGTTGAGGTTCCATTGTAGAGACTCTGAGACTCTCCGAGTAACACACTCTATGGTTTGATCCAATCTTAAAAACCAGTCAAATCTATAACATTGCCTGGTAGTTCTGGTGGTGGAGGATTCTGTTGATTCTGAACCATCATATCATCATCGTCATCATCGTCTTCATCATCGTCATCATCATCATCATCATAAGCGTTTATGAAATCGGTTATCTCTTCTTCTGTTATTTGTGTTATTTCCGGTATAACAACATTAGGTTCAAAAAATACTACTATATTACCTCCTTGTGCAATGATTGCGCCGTATAAGTCAACTGGTCTATCATTGTAGCTGAATATTGGAACATAAGGTATTTTTACGATAGGTGAAGAAAACAATGTATTATTGTCTACTATAAATGTAGCGTTTGCATTATTCAAGTCTATAAGTGGGTTATTTATATAATCTATGTCATAATATACTCGAAAAGGACCGTTTCTTAGAACATGTAGTTCACCAGACATTGAATACACGTATGTATTAATTTGGCGCCGTAACAAAAGTCCGAAATCTTCTCTCATTTATATATGTTTTTATTTAAACTATAATTATCCAAAAACATCTTTTAAAATTAACTTTGTTTTCAAGTGTACATCTTCAGGAAAATAGGTCAAGAGGGTTGTCAGTGATTTTGTATCTGTTATTTCTTTACAAATAGTAACAAGACTCTCATTTGATTTCTCATAAATTTTTAAAATATTCATTAATCCTATGTAAAGATAAAACATACAGTACCCACCTTCATTTATATAACCACTTGGAATTTTTTCACTTCCTGGTGCAATCGATTGAATTCCTTCATATTTTGGTAAACTTATACTATACTTTTTAGAAAACTTGGGACCATTTATAGGTTTTCCATTACGATCAGTGTATATATGTGCATGTTTTTTTGCATTCATATATCCGTTAGGATCAAATAAGTAAAACTGGCGTCCTTGTTTTAAAATAGAAACTGCATGGTAACCACTATAATTTTCAATATCTTGATTGTATAACATTATTCTTGTAGCAATCATAATTGGTTCCGATGATTTTTTCACCATGTCGTAACTGTCCCAAAAGTCAGGAACATACGATACAAATGTTCGAGACGTAAATTTGTTTAAATTAGAGTAAAGCTTATTTGTAAGTATCAAATCATCTTTGTCGACCAACTTTTTTGCAGTTCCCTTGTGTTTTCCAAATTTTTCGAATTCTCTGGCCATTTTTTTTAAAAAAAAAAATAATAATAGAGTAATAAGGAAGTCTTGACAAACCTTTTCCAAATGGTTACTGTTACACCCGTTTTATAAACTCACACGAGTAAATGATGTTACTTATCTAGGTTCTCGACCTTCAAGATATTATGTTAAATGTTCAATACAAACTCAAAATGTGGCTCCGATTCACATGAGTGATTTTATATGTGGCGCAAATTTATGTCAATCATTGGCGAATGGCATCTTTTAAAACGCGTTGATCAAGTAGTTGATTTGTAACATCGTCTTATACTTTGATTAGTATAGTAAATAGCGTTAAATTGACATAATAGTATTTGTAGTAA